AGGATCTGTGGAGTCCGATGAAAACTTTTATTATGTTCTTAGGAAAACTCCCAGAGCACCCTAAGTCTTTTATCCACGATGTCCAAGTGGATCTTGATTGTTTATCACAACTCAACCAGACGTATAATGGAAAAAGATAAGATTGATCGGATCATTGACGCATTTCGCTCATCTCTCTATCAGGAGTTTGGCGTTAATGAATCTCCTACAATGAGTTCTGGCACTGGCGGTTTCTCTGCATCATCCCCAGCTAAAGGACCCACTGCTGGTTATGATAAACCTTTAAGACTTGACGGTAGAAACAAGTACGTCAAGAAGTACATTAATCAACTTCTCTCTAACCGTAAGAAGAGAGAAGACCGAAAAACCAAAAAGAAAATTTCGGACTTCAACCCTTACTTTAGCAATGGACAGTAAAACTGAGGTTGCAGTATTAGAAACAAGATTAGAAAATTTTGAGAATCTCGTCTCAAGATTAGACTCCGCGATTGAGAAAATTGCAGAAGTAAATAATAATGTGTCGCGGATGCTTGCCGTCCATGAAGAAAGAATCAGTAAACAAGAAGAGATCGACTCAGTACTCTTTGATAAGATCGACAAACTCCGTGATAAAATGGACAGCGATCATGACATCGTTACTCAACGATTATCATTACTCGAACGGAAACTTTGGATCATTGTCGGAGTATTGGGAACAGTGATGGCAGTGACAAATCCCAACGCCGTCAGAATGCTCAAACCATTGTTTTCTGCCACAGAGAGTGGTATAATTCAACCAGTAGTTGCTCTGGTTGATGGATCACATAGACTCTAAGTTTATCGGACTTCTCTCCCCACGACTTGGGAAGTTCAAAAGAGTCAAGGCCAACCTATATAACTTTCGTTGCCCGATTTGCGGAGATTCGCAAAAGAATAAGAGTAAGGCACGAGGTTATCTTTACGCCATTAAGACCAGTATTAATTACAAATGCCACAACTGTGGCGCTTCAATGACCTTCAATAACTTTCTTAAGAAAGTTGATGCGAACCTTTATTCACAGTACGCATTAGAAAAGTTCAAAGATGGAAAAACAGGAAAAGGATCTGACAGGGAAGATCCGCAAAAACTCTTACAATATGCAAAATCATCAAAACCAAAATTTGAGAGAAAAATCCGGATTGGATTACCAGACGCATATGAAACGGAGAGAGGACGGAACTATCTCTCTGGAAGAAAAGTATCGGGATCTTTTTTCTACGCAGAAAGATTCAAAGAGTTCGTAAACTCAATTAAGTCAACGTTTGATGACATGCGATACGATGAAGATCGTATTGTTATCCCTCTATACCATAATCAGAAGTTGGTTGGAGTACAGGGAAGATCGATAGATCCGAACCCTGTTAAATATATCACTGTTATGTTTGATGATGAAGCACCCAAGATCTTCGGACTGGATAACATCAGAACAGATGCTCCAGTCTACGTTACAGAAGGACCTTTCGACAGCACGTTCATTCGCAACGCGATTGCTATGTGCGGAGCTGATGCTGATGTTAGTCGTTGGGGGATCAGTGATCCTGTTTACGTCTATGATAACGAACCCCGCAACCGAGAGATCGTCAGTAGAATCGGTAGAACAATCGATAATGGCGACTCCGTAGTTATTTGGCCCATAGGCATAAAAGAAAAGGACATTAACGACATGTTCCTTGCTGGACATGACGTACAAGATCTGGTACAATTGAACACTTATAGTGGTTTAGAAGCAAAACTCAAATTCAACCTCTGGAAAAAAGTATGAGCAACGGCATCAAGGTAAAAAAGCGTGATGGAAGAATCGAGAAACTGAATCTCGATAAGATGCATTTGATGGTAGAAGAGGCATGTAAAGGCATTGCTGGAGTCTCTGCATCGCAGGTCGAGATTAACTCTGGTATTCAGTTCTATGATGGAGTCACCACTGGAGAAATCCAGGAGATTCTGATTCGTTCTGCTTCGGATCTGATTGACTTGGATCATCCCAACTATCAGTTCGTAGCTGCACGTCTGCTTCTCTTCCAACTGCGGAAACAACTCTATGGTCGGACTCGGGAACTTCCTTCCCTTTCTGATCACATCACCAAACTTGCTTATCAAGATCTGTATGACCGAGAGATCTTTGATAAGTACAGCATCGAAGAGATTAACAAGGCAGAAACATTCTTGGATCACGATCGTGATTTCAAGTTTACCTATGCTGGTTTGAGACAGGTTGTGGATAAATACCTAGTCCAGGATAGGAGCACTAACGAGGTGTATGAGACACCTCAGTTCATGTATATCATGATCGCCCTGACAATTTTCAGGGACTATCCTAAAGAAACCCGGATGGAGTATGTCAGAAGATACTACAACGCAGTCTCGCAACACAGACTCAACATTCCCACACCTATCATGGCAGGAGTGCGAACTCCACTTCGACAATTTGCTAGCTGTGTTCTTGTTGATGTTGATGACTCCCTCGATAGTATCTTTAGCTCTGATATGGCAATTGGCAGATACGTTGCACAAAGGGCGGGCATCGGTATCAACGCAGGCAGAATCCGTGGCATCAACGCTAAGATCAGAGGCGGAGAGGTACAACACACAGGCGTGGTCCCCTTCCTTAAAAAGTTTGAAGCAACTGTCCGATGCTGCACACAAAACGGTATCAGAGGTGGTTCAGCTACAGTCCACTTTCCTATCTGGCATCAGGAAATCGAAGACATCATCGTCCTCAAGAACAACAAAGGAACCGAAGACAACCGCGTAAGGAAACTTGACTACTCCATCCAGATTTCAAAACTTTTCTATGAGCGTTTCATCCAGGATGGAGAAATTAGCCTGTTCTCACCGCACGACGTACCAGGTTTATATGACGCTTTTGGTACTGATAGGTTCGATGATCTATATGTGGAGTTTGAACGAGATGAGTCTGTTCCAAGAAAGACTATCGGGGCACAAAAACTGATTCTGGATCTCCTGAAGGAGAGAGCAGAGACTGGTCGTGTTTATATCATGAACATTGATCACTGTAATTCACACTCCTCCTTCAAGGACAAGGTGAACATGAGTAACCTGTGTCAGGAGATCACTCTTCCGACTTATCCTTTGAACCACATTGATGATGATCTGGGTGAGATTGCTCTGTGCATTCTCTCTGCCATCAACGTTGGTAAGGTCAACTCTGATGATGAATTGGAGGATCTTTGTGATCTTGCTGTTCGTGGTTTGGATGAGTTGATTGACTATCAAGACTATCCCGTAGAGGCAGCCAGAATCGCCACCAAGGCACGCCGCTCCCTGGGTATTGGGTTTATTGGTCTGGCACACTATTTGGCAAAACTTGGGTACAAGTATGATAGTCCTGAAGCATGGAAAGCAGTCCATAGTCTCTCAGAATCTTTCCAATATTATCTGTTGAAATCTTCTAATCAACTTGCCAAGGAGAAGGGACACTGCGAATACTTTGGTCGTACTAAGTATGGCGATGGTATCCTACCCATCGATACATATAAGAAGGACGTGGATGAAATTGTAGAGGTAGAACTGGCACATGATTGGGAGTCTCTTAGAGCATCTATCTTGGAACACGGTCTCAGACACAGCACTCTGTCCGCACAGATGCCTTCGGAGAGCAGTTCCGTTGTGTCAAATGCAACAAATGGAATTGAACCTCCTAGAGACTACCTGTCCATTAAGAAGAGCAAGAAGGGCCCACTCAAACAAGTGGTTCCGGGGTATGCAAGACTAAAGAGTCATTACACTCTTCTGTGGGATATGGAGGGCAATGACGGATACATCAAAGTTGTTGCTATGATGCAGAAGTTCTTTGACCAGGCAATCTCTGGTAATTGGTCGTACAATCCTGTACAATATGATGACAACGAAGTCCCCGTCTCAGTTATGGCAAAAGACCTTTTGACTACATATAAGTACGGTTGGAAAACGTCCTACTATCAGAACACCCACGATCAAAAGACTGATGAGGTAGAAGACAAATCTTCCAAGATCGAAAGCCTAATGGCAGAACTAGAAAACGCAGACGAAACGGAGTGTGAATCCTGTGCAGTTTAAGTTAAACACAACCGAAGAAACATTGACCGGAATGACGGTGTTCAATTCCAGTCAAGTTGATACCAAGAAACAACCTATGTTTTTTGGCCAACCTTTGGGAGTCCAGAGATATGATTCTTACAAGTATCCTATCTTTGACAAACTTACCACACAACAATTAGGTTATTTCTGGAGACCCGAAGAGGTCTCCCTACAAAAAGATCGCAGTGACTATCACACACTGCGTCCCGAACAGAAGCATATCTTCACTTCAAATTTGAAGTATCAAGTTATGCTGGACAGTGTTCAGGGTAGAGGTCCGGGGATGGCATTCATCCCTTACTGTTCTCTGCCTGAACTGGAGGCGGCCATGACCGTATGGGAGTTTATGGAGATGATCCATTCCCGCTCCTATACTTATATCATCAAAAACGTTTATTCAAACCCGAGTGAGGTCTTTGATAAGATCGTCACTGATGAACGTATCCTAGAGCGTGCTGGCAGTGTTACGGAGTCCTATAATGACTTCATTAACTCTGCTCAGCAATATGGAACATCCATGGAATGGATCCATGCTCAAGAAGGAGCGGGTACTTTCCGAGAAAACAGGTATGAACTCAAACGCAAACTCTTCAGAGCAATCGCAAACGTCAACGTTCTGGAAGGAATTAGGTTCTATGTCTCCTTCGCGTGCTCGTTCGCATTTGGAGAACTTAAGCTCATGGAAGGATCGGCAAAAATCATTTCTCTTATCGCAAGAGATGAAAATCAACATTTGGTCCTGACTCAGAACATTCTGAACAAGTGGGCAGAGGGTGACGATCCAGATATGAAGAAGATCTTCGTTGAAGAACAGCAGTGGTTGTATGCTTTGTTTGACCGCGCAGTCAATGAAGAGAAGCGTTGGGCAGAGTATCTGTTCAAGAATGGATCTATGATCGGTCTGAACGACAAACTGTTACATCAGTATGTCGAATGGATTGCAAACCGCAGACTCAAAGCAATTGGTCTCAAACCAGTGTATGATGTGGCTGCCAAGAACAATCCTCTGCCTTGGACACAACATTGGATCTCTTCTAAGGGTCTGCAGGTTGCTCCTCAAGAAACTGAGGTAGAGTCCTATGTTGTTGGTGGCATCAAACAAGATGTCAAAAAAGATACTTTTGCTGGATTTAATCTATGATTTCTACTGAAGAGAAAGTCGAAGTTCAACTCCCCGAAGGAGTCGAATGGATTGATGATGCATTTTGTGTGGTCGAAACTCGCTTCATGTGGAAGAGTGTTCTCAAAGAAACTGGAAAGGATTTCTTATTCGGTTTGACTAAAGAGGTTGTCACTGACATGAGTCGCTGGCACCTCAAGTGTCTCCAGGAGGGCACTCTTGATGACTATACTAGAGTCGTAAACAACGGTATTGTAGGTGGCAAACTCTGAACTACCTGAGTGGAAGAAGAAAGCACTTCAGGATCCATCCGTAACTGATAAACAAGCACGTATTATCATGGATGGTCCTAAGTGTTTAACAGATGCCTGGTTCCTCCAGGCAATGAAATATAAATATCTCCTAAGAGATTGAATCATGACGTGTGACTGCTGATTATGAAAACCCCTGGATTTTTGAAGGACACCCTTTTCTATCTGAGGACATTAACGACTATTTCGGTTTTGTCTATCGGATTACAAACCTACAATCTGGTCGCCAGTACATCGGAAGAAAGTATTTCTGGCAGCATCGAAAGCCTAGAGGTGGAGGTAGGAGAGTTAAAAGTGAGAGCGATTGGAAGAAATACTACGGCTCTTCTGACGAACTTAATTCAGAGCGCAAATCGTTGGGGAATGCTGCCTATAGAAGAGAAATCTTATCAGTCCACCTCACTAAAGGAACCTGCAACTTTGAAGAGACTAAACAACTCTTCTTACATAATGTTCTAACTGAGTCACTTGACGACGGGACACCTTTATACTATAATTCTAATATCCTAGGTCGCTACATGCGAAAGGATTACTTCAAGACTCAGTAGCTCAGTTGGATAGAGCAACTGCCTTCTAAGCAGTTGGTCGTAGGTTCGAGTCCTACCTGAGTCGTTGGGGGGAGTACAAAAGATCTCTGTATAGAAAGAGCGCCCCCTTACATATTCCTCTTTAGCTCAGCGGTAGAGCGATTGACTGTTAATCAATTGGTCCCTGGTTCGATCCCAGGAAGGGGAGTCAGGAACTTGAGACGTTCCAACCAAGGTGCCAGCAATGGGATAAACCCCCTTGGGATATTCACAACGGAAATTGTGTCTTACTCCATTACAAACTGTCAGAATGTTGGGTTTAA